AGCAATGGGGGGGCACCGCCGTCCCTTGCAGGCGCAGTTCGCCACCGTCTTGGGTTGCTGGTGTCAGGTTATGTCCTTGGCCCGAAGCTCGGTGCCATCGAGCAGGAAGAAGTCGATGCTCCCGTCAGGGTGAACGAGGCAGCGTTCCAGCACCTTGTTCACGATGGCGGTGTCAAGCCCGGTCAGTGGCTCGGCATCGGCGGTGAGGTTAATGAGCTGCTCTGCGCGGTAGGCCAGGAGTGCGTTCTCATCGGCGCACTCGACTGTCCGCTCCCACTCCGGGAGGTACTTCTCCCTGTATGCCAGGAGATAGTTCCAGGCATCCACGAAGGCTTGATGTAAGGCCCGCTCCTCGATCTTCTCACAGCCGCAACCAGGCACTCCCTTCACCTCATAGTAACTGGAACACATCCAGACGATTTTCTTGGCGTTGAGGCGGGTCAGCGTCCGTCTGCGGAAAAGCCGACCACACTTTCCGCAGAACACCTTGGTGGAGAAGGGCTGCTCGTCCGTGTAGCGACCACTGGTTCGGAGCTGCCCAGCGTCCAGGTAAAGGCTCCGCCGCTCGATCTCCATCTGGACGATGTCCCACAAATCCTTGGGGATGATGGCCTCGTGGTTGTGCTTGACCCAAACCTGGTCAACCTCGCCATTATTCTTGACTGTCTTTTTACTGAGGTAGTCGGCGGTATAGGTCTTTTGGAGTAACGCATCGCCGGTGTACTTCTCATTCGCTCCTGTCAAGCATAGACCCATACTTTTTTGTAAATATTTTGTGAACAAGGGCTTGTTTTATTGTTTTACGCTGAATGTTGTCGGAAGCGAATACCGTTGCCAAGCTCCGGACAGACACTAAGCATTCCACATATTTGTCTGCTCTTTTATCCGGCCGCTTCTGCCAAATATTTTTCCATCAAGCTATGTAGCAGATCCGTATAGAGCATAGGCACAGTCCCATCAGCGCATATCACTTCCGCATTGTGCTTTTTCAGCCAGTGCAAATAAACGTCCATCTCCTCCATGTCTCGACCTAAACGCGAGAGTTTTTTTACCAATATCGCATCAGCTTTGCCCTCTTCTATCGCATTGGAAACCGCCTTTAGTCCGGCACGTGAAAAGTCAAGACCGCTACCATGCTCAGACGTAACTCCAGCAATCGTGGATCCTTGCTCTTCTGCATAGCTGATCATATACCTCTCCTGCATAGCCAGGCAGACCGTGTCGGGACGCGCTGTTCGGCAATAAATCCATACTCGTTTTTTGCTCATCTTAATTGCCCCTCTTTCAAATGTCCGCATGAAACTAACTTTTGAAAGTCATCCTGATAATTCCATACAATCTCAATACTTTGGTCAGGGAAAACCCGAACCTGCGTTAGAACATCGGCAACGATTTCATCTGTCAATCTCTGAACCTCTGCATACTGCTTGAACACATCCACAAAGCGGTTCTGCGATCCAGCATCTGAGCTGTTGTTTTCAATGCTCGCTGTCAGCGATGCAATTCTGGCAGAAAGGTCATCGGCCTCCTCTTTCAAAGCAGTTCGTTGAGAGCAGTATGATTCTTTATTGATCTCTCCTAAAGCAAACGACTCATACAGATTATCAGACTGCTGCTTTACCTGATTAAGCGTATCTTTGAGAACTCCAAGCTGAACCGACATAGCACGAACATCCTTCCTGTCCCGACGGTGATGTTCCTCCCATATAATGCTGACCTCCAATGCCGCTGCTGCTTGCGCATGAAGTCCGTCCAGAACCAAAGCGAAAAGATCGCTTTCCAATATCTTTGTTCCCTCACACAGATAGGTGTCCGTCATGCTGGATGTGCGGCAAATATAATACGGTGCTTTTGCCTCCTTCCGTGCCATGGCGTGGCCGCAAATTCCGCAGCAGAGCTTTTTGCGTAGCGGCTGCCTGTCAGGAAAACTACCCCGCTCCACATATTCCCGCAAAGCGTCCTGTGCCCGGTCAAATTCTTCCTGTGTGATGATGGCTTCATGTGCGTGTTCTGTAATAATCCAGTCCTTTTTGCGTACCTTGACACTGTGCTTTTGGCCTATAACATCGTAATACCGTTTCCCATAGACCACCTTTCCCAAATACTGTTCATCCCGGATGATTCGGATTATTGCGCTGTCTGTCCAATAATTCTCCGCTTGAACGCTGTTCCAGTTTTTCTGTGTACAGCCCATCGCCAGCTTATAGAGCATGGGGGTCAGAATACCATCATCATTCAGCGCTTTCGCTGTTTGCAGCGCGGACTTTCCGGCTCCTACCATTCGGAAGATGCGCTGTACGATGGCGGCAGCCGGTGGATCAACCACCAGATGGGCCTTTCTCTGTGGGTCCTTGATATAGCCGTAGGGCGCATAACGGGATACAAAATCGCCGCGCTGCGCCCGCTGCCTTTTTGCGCCTCGTACTTTGCGCGACAGGTCACGGCTATACAAGTCGTACAGAAGCGCACGGAAGGAGGTGTCCAGGTTGTCCACATCCATAGGACGTATGCTGTCGATACCATCATTGACCGCAATGAACCGCACGCCAAGGAACGGAAAAATGCGGGAAACATAGTTTTCTACGGTAAGATAATCTCGCCCGAAACGGGATAGATCCTTAACGATCACGCATTGGATTCTACCCTGCCGCACCTGTGCGAGCATTTCCTGAACGGCTGGTCGGTCAAAGTTTTTCCCGCTCCAGCCATCATCGCAAAACTCTATCACCTCGGCTTCAGAAAACTCCGGGATTTTCTCAATATATGCGTTTAGTAAGATCCTCTGATTGGAAATGCTGTTGGATTCCGCTTTTTTAGCTTCCTTCAGGTCTATGTCCTCCGACGATAATCGGAGATATTTCGCAATTACATAAGCGGTCACGCCGGTACCTCCTCATGGTTCGCCAGAAGATGGACCAGAGCGTGATATTCATCCCGGAAACGCAAGGCAACAGAAACACGATCATCCGCGTCGATCTCCACCCGTTCAATCAATGCGTGAGCCATTTCTTCCGTCAATTCTGTTTCGGACTCAAACTGTTCACAGGTAATGATCCAAGGATTATCTTCGGTTTTTTTCAGCTCGGACTGCTTCTGCTGCTCTAAAGCGGCCAGGCGCTCTCCGGCGCTTTTCATATCCTGTTTGTAACGGTGCCGCAGATCCATGTATTCATCTTCAGACATCAGGCGGTCCACATAGTTCTGATAGAGACTGTCATAGAGCATCCTCGCACGTTCGAGCGCGTCATTTGCTGCGGCGATTTCCCGTTTCAGCGTCTCCTCATGATTGACTGCTTTAGCGGATCGGCCGTATTCTGCCGCCAATCTTTTCATGCTGCCAGCCAACGCAATTTCCCGCTGCAAAACATCCCAAAGAATCTCCAGTAGCTTTGTTTCCCGAAGATACTTTTTGGGGCAGGAGGACGGATCTTCGGAGTGAGTAAGGCAGATATATGAGTAGTATAGATGACCGCAGCCTTCAGACACATTCTTATATCGGATCATTGCCTTTTTGCAGTCCGCACAAAAAACCAGTCCACGGAGAATATGGGGAATTGTTCCCAGCTTATCAAAGCGCCCGACTCTCTCCTGATGGACTGCCCGACACTTCTCGGCCATCTCTTTAACGGTGAAATAGGTAACCTCATCAATAAGCGGTTCATGCGTGTTAGGAACTACAACCCATTCGGACTTGGGCCGCTTGCACATTTTTTTGCCCTCGGAAAGAACATTGTAGCTGCGGCCCTGAACCATATGGCCAAGATAAGCCTCGCTCGAAAGGATCACTTTAATAACAGGAACATGCCAAACCGCGTTGGCATAGCGTTCAGCTTTGACCTCCCCTCTCTGATAATGATAGCGGGATGGGGACGGTATCCCCATCTCATTCAGTTTTCGAGCGATTTTTAGATAACTGGTCCCGGAAGCTCTCCACTGAAAAATCATCTGCACAATGGGCGCGGTCTCCGGGTTCGGTTCCAACTTGTGGCTGTCGGCGGCGCATTTCTGATAGCCGTATGGAGCCCAGGAGCCTATAAACTCCCCATTCCGCTGCTTTGCGGCTAAAGCGGAGCCGGACTTTCTGGAAATGTCTTTGCTGTATGCGCTGTTGAAAATATTCTTCAGCGGCACAATATAGCCTGCCTCATTCCTTTCAGCAGTCAGCGTATCAAAATTGTCATTAACCGCAACAAAGCGGACATTCAAAAACGGGAATATGCGCTCCAGATAGTTGCCGGTTTCCAAATAGTTCCGCCCGAAGCGGGAAAGGTCTTTGACTACAATGCAGTTGATTTTTCCCTTGCGTATATCAGACATCAGCCGTTCAAATTCCGGCCTTTCAAAGTTAGTACCAGTCCGTCCGTTATCACAGTATATGCCGCAGCAGGTCATATCCGGCTGGCTTTCAATGTACTTCAGAACAAGCTCCCTCTGTGCATGGATGGTGTCCGCTCCCGGGTTGCCGCTGTCCTCCACGGAAAGGCGGATATATCCGCCTGTACGATAGACCTTGCTTTGAGGAACAAAGGATTCTTCTGCTGTGGGCTGCACATAGTTGACCTTGCGCTTCGTCCTTGCCACGTCAACCCACCTCCCGTTCGGAATGTGCCTGACGGGCCAATAAGTCGAACAGCCATTGAAACTCGTTCTGCCAGCGGAATACGATTTCTACCCGATGTTCCCGGTACAGCATGATCCGCTCAATCAGCGTTACAATAACAGACCGATCCAATTCCGTAATATTCTTATGCTTGCGGAACTGATCCATCCATGCGCGATTTTCTGAGGAACCCGCCAACTCCTGGCTGATTTCCTCCCGGATACTCTCAGCCTGCTCCTCGGCATCCTTCCGACGCCGGGTATATTTAGCTTTCAGATCCTTGTAATCCTCGCGGTCGATGATGCCATCGGCCAAATTTTCATAGAGCGATTGGAGCAGGGTCTGGGCCCGCTCAATCTCCTGACGCTTGCGGTCGAGCCGTTTCTGAAGCCGCTGCATATTGGCCTGACGGAGCAATGCCGTATCCGTCATTTCCAGCAGCTCCGACAGGTCGATCACGCCCCGGATGTGCTGCTTCAGAGAGTCGAGCACGATCTCATTCAACGCAACATCCCGAAAGCGGTGAGATGAACAGCATGTTTTATCCTGCTTATGCGCGGAGCAAACGTAATATATATACTTCTTATTTCCTGATGATACGGTTTTTCGCACCATAGAGGCGCCGCATTCCCCACAAAACAGGAGGCCAGAGAAAAACTCGACGGATGCTCCCCCGACGCTGGTGCGGGTATCCAAGGCCAGCACCTGCTGCATAACCTGGAAATCCATGGGGTCAATGATTGCCTCATGATTGTTTTCCACTACGGCCCATTCTGAACGGGGGCGGTTGACCTGACGCTTGACCCGGTAGGTAGGAGTTGTCACCCGTCCCTGCTCCAGCGTTCCGATGTAAACGGGATTTTTCAAAATCCGCAGGACTGTTTTGGCGCACCAGCCGGAATCCGTTTTTTTGCGGAATTTCGTCTTATAGCGCATACCCTGAGAGGTCTTGTAATCCATTGGCGTCGGAATGCCGGCTGAGTTCAACCGGTCAGCAATATCCTGTGCGCTGATCCCGTCCAGTTTCCAGCGGAAAATATCACGCACTACACCGGCAGCCTCGTCGTCTATCAGAAGACGGTTGTGATCCTCCGGATCCTTTTTATAGCCATACGCAGCAAACGCCCCAATAAAATCGCCATGTCGGCGTTTGATCTCCAGATGGCTGCGTGTTTTGATGGAGATGTCCCTGCAATAAGCCTCGTTCATCAGATTTTTGAAGGGGACAATCAACTCGTCCGATTCCGGGTTACGGTGCAGACTGTCGTAATGGTCGTTGATGGCGATAAAGCGTACACCAAGGAAAGGGAATATTTTTTCAATATATTCTCCTGCCTCCAAGTGGTCCCGGCCGAAGCGGGACAGATCCTTGACAACAATGCAGTTGACCTTACCTGCTTTGATGTCAGCAATCATTTCCTGAAATGCTGGCCGCTCAAAATTGGAACCTGTGTATCCGTCGTCAACCTTCATCCCGCACTCCCGAAGATCGGGAGCGCGGCGCAGATAATCGCGTATCAGTTCTTTCTGACCCCGGACGCTATTGCTCTCCTCTTTGTCGCCGTCCTCACGGGAGAGCCGGACATATCCACAGGTATTCCACACTTTAGCTGTGTTTTCGGGCATAAGAAAACCTCCCTGTCTAAAGACCCAGTTGGCCCTTGGACAAGCGGGAGGCGCTGATTCAATTCACCTATACATATTATTATATCAGCCCGTCCCCCGTTTGTCCAGAGATTTTTTTAGCATTTAGACCGTATGTAGCTGAGCAGCCTGTCTTCCAAGGTGGCATCGGTTTCCGCAAAGCTGACCTTTACGACAAACTTTCCATGCCGATAGCAGTAGGGATTTCTAATCTGCCGAAGATAATCCAGCATCCGTTCCCGCTTCGGAAGTTCCGTCTTTATCTTTACATCTCGAATATCACGAAGGGTCTCCGGGTCTACTGCGTGGATATCCACAGAACGCAAGACTTCAAGTTCCTGTTCCGTAGGCAAAACCTGCTCCAATCAACGCACCTCCTTATTGAATTTTTGTTCCGTTGAAAATTACCGTGTAAATCGTTTGGCCGTCTGATTCTTCCATGTCCTTCCTCAGCATATGATATTTCCACCCGTTTAATTCAAAGTCTTTTGTAGGGATGTAGGATGGACTATCAGCAGAAGTGAGCCGATATATTCGCCAAATTTGCAGCTGGTCAAAATCACCGGTGGTATATGATTCTTCATAATCTGGAGAATAGTAAATCGGAGGTTCAACAGCAAAATAGACCGGTACTATCATGAGGTAAATGCAACAAATCACAAGGATTGCTATACCCCCAAAAACGTATGATTTCTTAACCATGGGTTTACGCGTTGAAGCGGTAGGACAGTTTCTTTCCCCCCCGCACACTGTTGAACTTTTCCAAAATGACCTTGGCGTAGCGTAGGGCGGCATTATTCGTGCTGAAATCCAACTTACCACGCCGTATGATTTCGTCCGGCTCAATCGAAGACAACCGCTTAACAAAAACGATGTCATTCAGTTCCGCTCCGTACGTTTTTAGAAACAGGGCCATGCCGGACAGAACCGGCCCCATCACAGAACGGGGATCTCCTTTCCATGTATCATTCAAGAGACGGAACATGCGGAGGAATGCCTCATCTCCAAGGAAATGATAAGCATTGATGACTGCCCTGGTTGCAACGACTTCATATTCCCCGCTATGGCGCTGTCCTAACGCCCAGACAAAACCGGCGTTGCTCATCAGCCGCCGGATTTCAGTTGTTTCCGCGTCCATACCGGATTCTGCCAGAGCATTTGTAGATTGGGACAAGCTCAACCGCTTTTTTACCTTATCCAGCTTATAACACAGTTCGGCCTCCTGCTCGTAGGTCATGCCGCTATATACCTTGCAGCGAATCATGACCTCTCTGCCACCATAGAGTTTTCGCATGGCAGAAATTCTGTGCTGTCCATCAATAACATTGTATCGCCCATCCCGGTAGCTGACTGCTAACGGATCAAACAAACGCTCGTCCCACTCTCTGACCAAACGATCTACTTCCCGGTCATCCACGGGCCGCTGGTATGGCAGGCCAGAGGTCAGCTTATCCGTAGAAATGACACGCTCAACACAGAACACGGTGGAAGATTCAACGGTAGCCTGTTGTATGGGTTTCGGGAATGACTTGCAACGGCTCCTTTTACTCATGATCGTCCCTTCCTTTCTGAACATGATTGGATAACTGCTTCACAGCGCTATGAATTTCATTCATTTGCTGTCGGAAATAATCAAATTGAATCTGGGTCAAGCCGGGAAAAACCGGTTCATAGTCTGCAATATGGAACCAGCCGATTTCCTGTTGGAACTTACGGACAAACTCGGTAATCTCTGCAAGGAAGCTATCCGGTGTGCTGCTGCAATCCTTATTTGGGTTTTTTAAATCGGCTACGGATTCTTTGATACTGGTATATTTCACCCCGCCTAACGAATAAGGAACATCAGGCGTTGTATCGACAGGCCCCGATTCATTATTGGTTGGCACTGTGTCTTTTGCTGCGCTTACAAGCTCTGGTTCCTGATTGGGAAGCACCTGCTCCATTTGCTTTCTCTGTTCTCCCTCCCCGATGTTAGGATCAAACTGACTGTTTACGGCAGGGGTAATTGCTTGACTTTCCAGATATTCGTCTATTGATTTGATTTTTCCTGAAACAATCAGGGAAGCGGCCTCCTCTTGCTGTTTTGGTGCAAGGCGAGACAGCTTGAGTGTAGTTTCTTTCGGAATATCTGCGTGACGGATCAGTTCTTTTGCTTCAGGCGTCAGATTTTTTGCAGCTTGGATTTGGCGTCTGATTGTCCGTGGCGTAACTCCCAGTTTATTAGCGGTATCTTCAACAAAAGGTTTTAACGTGGCGGACATTTTTTCCGCGACGTTATTTCCCATGGCTCGATTCATCCCCGCCGCTTGAGATAATCCTGCCTTTGTCTCTGGATGAAGCGTCTCATAGATCTCTTTCCGGCGCAACAATAAATCTCCAAACTCTACAGCAGGCAAATCACGCCTGACAAAGTTTTCATCAATTTCGGCAAGTTCGGCTTGTAATCCTTCCAATGTACTGACTATACATTCAATCTCTACCCAGCCCAAACTTTTTGCAGCCTCCAAACGGTGCAACCCGGCAATCAGCGTATAGCTGCTGTCAATGATGATGGGATTAAGCAGTCCTATCTCTGCAATGCTTTTTCCAAGTTCCTCTATATGCTCTGGCAACACCTCACGGCGGCCAGGATTTACCTTAATCTTGTCGATTTGGATGCGCATATTGCACCTCCCAATTTTGCGGAAATAGCGTAGGCGGCGCCGCAGGACCTTGTTGCATCCGGTTTGCTAGCCCGAATCAATTCCAGCGGCAGACCGCCTGCGCTATTCCATAATGTATAAACTATAAGGTATGTGTGCCGTATTCACAGACGACAGGATCGCCCGCTTGCTTCCGGCCCCGGCACAGGAGTATATTGTGAGCCGCCGACGGCACCCGGCGCGAAACCGACAGATGGTGATTTGGCAGATGACGAGGCTGCCCAAGCCAATCCCACAGTTCTTTCCCATCTTATCCCTATGATAAGACTTTGCGCACGTCCTGTTATGTTCTCGCCTTGCCCCGCGTATCAACAGCCAGGGGTCCCGCTCGTACCTTTGATGTTATCGCTTTGACGGGCAGAAAACAGATTGCTCTGTTTTCTATCCGCAGGCAGTCTTCGCGTCCATAACTGTACCATAACAGAACATTTCTCACATACTGACGATGAGGAGCATTTAGCTCCTGTTTTTCAAGGTACATTCGGGGTATGTATGCCGTATACCGATACCACCCCGCACAGAGACACCTACCAGATGTGTCTGTGCCGGCCGGCATCGTTTTCTATCATGCGGCAAGGGGGTAATAAAAAAGGCAGTCAGAACTTGTGATTTGCGCAGGTGATTAAAGGTATTCTGTCGAAATGAAAAGGCCGCTGCCCTCTTTTCAGGACAACGGCCTTTCATAAGTATCATTTTTACCGATTATATAGCATTTCAACAGCATGGAGACAACTTCCTTTCCGCCTTCTGACACAAATGCAATGTATCATCGGTTTACTACAACATTATTTCTGTTATGTTGTAAACCGCCTTCGTCACGGCAAAATCCTCTGACAGGATGATACAGCAATGCCAGTGAAAATAGACAAGATTTGTGTCGATAAGGGTACAAAAATTTAAGGGGAGCAAGATTTATCTTTTCCCCTTGTAAAAACACGTGAATTTTCAAAAGTCGATTATTTGAAGTATGAATATTGCACTCCTTTTCCGTCCCGGTTTACAACATAACAGAAATTATGTGATAATCAGTCCCAAACGCTCAATCTGGTGGGCGTGAACAGAACCACTCTCCATCGTGTAAATGCGAGTGGTGTTAATACTGGAATGGCCCAGAATATCAGCCAACCGGGAAATATCTTTTTCAATACCATAATATGTTATAGCAAACAAGTGCCGGAGATTATGAGGGAAAACCTTATTAGCCTCAACACCGGCGCTTTCGCATAATGCTTTCATATCACGCCAGATATTAGAGCGATCCAGCGGATTACCATTCCGAGTGGTGAAAATCGCACCATCGGTTTTGTTCATTTCTTTGATGTATCTGGACAGAACTCTCTGCAATTTCTTTGGCAAAAAAATGGTTCGACGTTTCCCCTTATTGTTAATCTCCGTGCGGCCAGTATGAACTGCCTCAACAGTTATAAACTGCAGTTCAGATACCCGGATACCTGTTGCGCATATCGTTTGCACCACCAAAGCGAGACGCCGGTTTCCCGCACCTTCTGCGGCATGGACTAAACGCTTATATTCAGCATATGTCAATTCGCGGTTCTCATCGCGGAACAGTGGCTGCTGGATTTTTAAGGGTTTAACAGTTAAATCAGCCCACCCCATATATTTTAGAAATCCGTTGAGTGACGCCAAAACGGAATTGACAGTTGCAGTAGAATACTTATCGATTAGAGTGTTTTTCCACTCAATAAGAGTAGATTTAGTCAGTTCCTTACCGCCAAAATATGTAGCAGCTACTTTGAGATCGTGGACATACTTTAAAACAGTAGCTGAACTTTTTTCATTTTCCTGCAAATGGGTCGAATAACTGACAATTTCTTCGTGAGTGAGTGCCCTTATGCCTTGTGTCATACGCATGGAAAAAGTCCTCCCTATATTCGATACACATAGCGCGCGCTGCATCGAATATAAGGAGAACTATTGATATGCAAATGGCATTGTTTTAATCAAACAGATAAGCAAAAGCAAAATAATAGAAATCCCGTCCAATACATTCCGGGCTTTATGTGTAATTACTATATTGTACCATGATTCCATATAAAATGCAAACCATTTCATAATCCGTATTTTCTCTTTAGGTGCTTGAAGAATTCATTGGCTTCCCTTATTGCAGCATTTGGCAACGGACGCTCTACAAGGTACTTTGGGAGCTCCAAACCAGATGTGTTTTCATGTTTCCGGCGAAAAACCACTTTCCTCTGTTCCAAGTCAAGATGCTGGATTTCATAGCTCTGCGACTCCCAGCAAAATGAGATTGGAGAATTGCTATGAACAGGTTCATCAAGGGATACCGTACCACCCACTGTCTCCATTGATGCCCTATCCGTCCAAAATGTTTCGCTTGTGCTTGCCTCTGTAGGCAATTCTTCCCCAAGCAGCTTCTCAATATCCTTAAAGCGAAATACAACAATATTTTTTTTGCAAAGGCGAAAGTATTCGCGTAACCCATCATATGGCTGCTTCAAAATGGAAATTGGCTCTGATACTTTTTCGAGCTTTTCAAGAATCGGTATGGGTTCAGCCTCCGCTTCATCTTGAACAAACCCTGCACAGGCTGTATGGACATAAGCATATTTCAGGCTCTTATTTGGCGCCTTGGGGTTGACCTCAACTAAAGTAATATCCTGATCCATCAACATGCGCCGTTCACAATAAAAGCACCGGCCCTCCTGTCTTGTCCAGATACCTTTACGTTCTACGCCGCTCACCTTCTGGTTATCACGCCTACGTTTCAACTGCTCATAATAAGTAATATCCAAATATGGCTGATAACCTGTCTTGATTGGAATATGCTGGGCGACATTCATGTCAGAAAGGAAAATAACAGAATGCGTTGGCGTATCCGGTAGAGCAAAAACATGACGTTCTTGAGAGTCTGTTACCCAATACTTATTTACCAGATGTCCCATCTGACGCGCAGGGTGAAGTTCCCTCACCTTTTCCAGCAAAAAGGTTTGAACGCTGCTGTCAATGGTGCGAAAAGCCTCCCGCGCATCTGTTACACGATGATAGTTTCCCCAACCGGCCAGTTTGCGGTTTAAGCCATCAATCAATTTTAGCTGTGACCCCTTAAAGCCGGAGATATAGCGTTGCAGCCGCGCTTGGAAATTATCTACGGCTCTTTCCGATGGTTCAGATACCAGCAATGCGCCATGGTACTTTCGCTGATACCATCGGGATAAAAACTCAAACCCTTCTTCAATATCCACAATGCTGCTTTTGCTCCAATTCAATTCCAGGCCGCGCACAGCAAGAAACTCTTGTATGACCTCCATAATGACTTGGGCGGATTCAAGGCTTCTTGCGGTAAAAATTAAGTCATCCGCAAATCTCACCATGGAGCCATTGCCATAATCTATAGGCCCATTGCCGTAGAGACGATCAAATACGACACCCTGCAGTCCATCCAAGGTCATGTTTCCCAAAATTGGAGACAGCGATGCTCCCTGTGAAATTCCATACTCCAAAGGCGGAAACAATTCTCCATCGTAAATTGAGCCTGCGCTAAGCGTTTCAGCCAAAACTTTCTTATCAAGCGGGATATTTCTTATGAGCCAGTCATGGGATATCCTGTCGTAGCACTTCCTTACGTCAGCCCGGACAACAAAGCGTGGGGATCTGTCACCGCTGAAATTTCGCTGAATATATGAGTGTGCATCAAAAATCGAACGCCCTTTCCGAAATGCGTAGGATTGCCTGTCGCCCAGTGATTCAGCAACCGGATCAACGGAATATGCGTAGAGCACCTGCATGGCTTTATCATAGCAGACTGGGATATTGATCCCTCGCTCTTTCCCATCTGCATTTATGATAATTTTCCTGTATGGCTTTGCATGATACCCCTTCGAGGTGAGCGAAAGGGCCGCCTCCATTTTTTCTGCATCTGTAGTCCACTTCATACCGTCAATTCCCGGTTCGGAATCCTCTTTCACTACATGGCGAACAGCCAGAACCTTCGCCCACCGGGAGCGTACCAACACCTTTTGGACTTCTGTAACCTCGGACATGTTTCTGGCATATGTCAACCGGGAAATGCTTTGCTGGTATTTCAGCAGCTCCCGTTCTGCACGTTCCCAGTCCATTTCCTGCCATTCTTGGGCCAATTCATTTTGTGATGTTATTCTTTGCGGCGCACGCTCTCGAATGGTCAATTCAATCGGGCAGTGATCAGAGCCGAGCACATCCGTTAAGTGCCGGATATCACAAACATCATTTACAATATCCTTTGTGACGAGAAAATAATCCAATCGCCAGCCCCGGTTTTCCAATCGTTTGTTCAGGCGATTCGACCACCATGTATAGGCTCCCGTCCTCTTGGGATACCAGTTGCGGAATACATCGACAAAGCCTGCCTCCAATAGAGCTTCAAAGCCTTCCCGTTCCTCTGAACGAAATCCGGGAGGGCTTTCTTCATTACGCAAATTTTCCGGGTAGATGTCAATATAATCTCGCGCAACATTGATATCGCCACAAAGTATGACCGGTTTGGGTAACTGCCGGAGGTAAAACAGCAGTTCCGAATCCCACTCCAAACGATACTCCAGCCGGTCTAAACTATGTTGTGAATTGGGAAAGTACGCATTGACCAGAAAAAAGCCAGGATATTCTAACGTCACAAGACGGCCCTCATCATCGAATTTTTCAACGTCAAACCCATATCGGACAGAAAGTGGTTCAATCCTTGACAGTGTAAGCGTACCAGAGTATCCAGGCCGTTTTGCTGCATTCCAATATGCGTGAAATCCGGACAATTCAAAATCCGCCATGCCCTTTGTTTCCTGGAGGCAGATCACATCAGCATCCGCTTTTTCAAAAAAACGGACAGAATTATGTTTTATATATGCTCGCAACCCGTTAATATTCCAGGATATGATTTTCATGACAATACCTCCAGCTGCTGCCTAATTCGTATCTGTCTTTAATCACTTATCTCATTATAACATATACAAACTTTTCGCAAAATAAATTTGCATTTGTGCTGTGGCTCCACGAAAATACAACAGATTTGATAAAAACCGTCCCAATAATCTCGCTTGCGAATCCCCCTCAAATCGCAAGGTTTATAATTTTCAAGCCTTGTCCACGGGCATAATTTACAGTATATGCTGTACCGCCTTCTGATTTTGTCATATAGCAAACGCAGGTTCCGCTATGGTCTACCAGATGCCGGTTTCGTTTGAACATGCAGCCACGGGTATATTCCTGGGATGTATAGACAATTTTATCCGCCTGCGCTTTAATCCCCTCGTAGATCTCCTGATCCCTGCCGCTCCACTTCTGCGCCTGAGAAAGACAGGGAAGGACAAGGATCAGCTTAATTTGAGGAATTTCTTCACGCAGCTTGAGAACTACCTTTGATGAGACCGTATCGAATCCTAAAGCTCCGCCTGCTCCATAGTAAACAATCTTCTGCTCAACAAGCGTTCGGATCAGGGCTTCCAGCTTTTTCTCCAAAATCGAAATTTGCCCCTGTGGAATGTTCCTGTGACCTGTAAAACAGCAGGTCATGTCTCTCATTGTCATAGCCGCCTCCAAAATGTAATTTATAAAATCGTTCTATTATACCACCATAGGGGAATAATAGCCACTATGAGGGATTACAAAAACCGCAAATTCGCTATATTCTTCCCCTATAGGGGAGGTGGTATGATAATGGAGAATCCAAAAACAAAAAATGATGTTCTTGTCCAGATCGGACGTCGGCTTGCCAAAACGCGCACAGACAGAGGCTGTACCCAGGAACAACTGGCAAATATGACCGGACTTTCCATCAAAATGATTTCCGCCGCCGAGAATGGACATAAGGCCATGCGGCCAGAAAATATCATAAAAATATGCGACAGTCTTTCAATTTCAGCAGATTACCTTCTGCGTGGAGAATCCCCCTTTCTCGGCGCTGTGATTGAACGCGAAAAAATCAACGCCCTGACGCAAAAGCAGCGAGAATCGCTCTCAAAAATCATTACTGATTTTCTTTCCGCATTTGAAGCATGAGGTTCTGCATACCCATAAAAGCAGGGGCCAGACAAGAAAAAAACTGACCCCTGCTTTTGTTTTTTCATATCAATCGAGCAGATAGAGTAAGCTGTGATCCTGCATTTTCACAAAGCATACAGCAAAAGCGAGTTTTACAAGGATAATATAATGTATTCGACAATAATATACAAAATGTGCGAATAATCTTCGTTGACATCCACTATATTATGTGGTATGGTTAATGTGTAATTGATTGTTTGTGCGTTCCTCACTGAAAGCGTGAGGCTGGGCCGGTGGTCTGGGAACGGGAGGCACCCGTATTGCACACGTTGTCAGGGTTGTACGTTATACCGGCAGGGTCGTTGCGCAGATAGGCGGACGATTGCCGGTGGATTTTATGGGGGCAGTCTGCCCCAACGCCTTTGGGCGGGAATGACAGTTTCTCTCCAGATTGGAGGGAGAAAGCGGTTTTGGAACCGCCAGTCTGTCATCCCGCTCTTTTTTTATGCTCAAACGCCGAAAGGTTTTGAGAAATACATTTTTGAAAGGAGCACATGACATGACGAAGAAGTGGAAGCACAAGAGGAATCCCAAGCCCCGCAGCGGCCCTACCAGAGGCAAGTACCGCCAGATGTGGAAGGTCCAGATCAGGGACATGATTCCCGGAGAGGAGGAAACGCAGTGTGAACAAGTCGTACCAGCCTTTGGTACTGGCGGATACCGCCAATCTCGCGCGGCCTGACTGGCTGACTCTGCGCCGGAGAGGTCTTGGTGGCAGCGATGCGGCGGCAGTTCTAAGCATCTCGCCCTTTCGGACGGCCCGGGATCTGTACTACGACAAACTCGGTATTGTCACGGCAGACGATCAAGCCAACTGGGTCGCATTGGAGGTCGGCAATCTGCTGGAACCTTTGGTTGCCCGTATCTTTGAGGCAAAGACTGGTCTGAAGGTCTACCAGCGGAAATGTATGTTCCAGCACCCGCTCTACCCCTGGATGCTGGCGGATCTGGACTACCTAGTAGATTTACCGGACGGAACTACGGCCATCGTGGAAATCAAGACCACCAACTATAACGCAAAGGACAAATGGTGGTACAACGGAGCAGAAATCGTACCAGTGTACTATGAAACCCAAGGCCGGCATTATATGGCGGTCATGAATCTGAACCGCGTCTACTACTGCTGTCTTTATGGCAACAATGAAGACGAGGCTATTGTCCGGCATATTGACCGGGACATGGCCTACGAGGCGGAGCTGATTGCGTTGGAACATGATTTTTGGCACGAGAATGTACTGGCGCATGTCCCGCCCCCCTATACAGAGGACGGCGACCTTATTCTGGAGAGCCTGCGGCGGTCATTAGGCCCATCGGATGCGGACGAACCACCGGTGGAGTTTTCAAAAACGCAGTCTGACCGAATCGCCCGGTATCTGGAGCTTCAAGAGGAAAAGAAACGGTACGACAGCGATACGAAAGCGGTCGATGCAGAAATGCAGCGTCTGAAAGCCCTCATCGTTGCCGACATGGGCCACAGCAGCACCGCAATTTGTGAAGATGGCTGCACCGTGAGCTGGAAGCCGGTTCGTAAAGTCGGAATATCCAAACACGACTTGGAACGTCTGAAAGAGGTGCATCCCGAAATTTACGCAGAGTACGCATCAGTCTCCGAAAGCCGGCGCTTCAATATCAAGCTGCCCAAGCCAGAGGCTGCGTAAAAGCAAGGAGGAAAACGCTATGAGCATCGTAGCGGCGTTTGATAAAACGCTGTTCAGCAATCCTGCCAGCCGGTACGCCGTTCTGCGGCTGAAGACGGCTGACATCATGATCCCCCAGGAGGCCCGAAGCCCTTACCGCTATCAAGATAATCTGATCCGCTTTACCGCTGTAGGTTATGATCTGCCTCAGACGGATGCAGTGAAGATGGAGCTGGAGGGAAGCTGGGTTAAGGGGAAATACGGTTGTCAACTCCAGGTGGAGCGTTGGCATGAGATTGTCCCAGCCACCATCGAGGGCATACGCGGTTATCTTGCCTCCGGTCTTTTGAAAGGCATCGGGGAAAAGACAGCGGACGCTATTGTAGCACGTTTCGGCGTAGATGCCTTGAATGTACTGGAAAAGCACCCTGAGCGTCTGCTGGAGATTCGCGGCATTACAGAGGAACGGCTGGAAGAGATCAAGGCCGGCTATGCTGAGAGCAAAGTCATGCGGGAGTTGATGACTCTGCTGGCTCCGTTCAAGGTGACGCCTACCACGGCTATGAAAATCTACCAGCATTTTGGAGGTGTGGGGGTTGAGCTTTTGCGAAAAAGCCCTTACCGCCTGTGCCAGGTTCCCGGATTCGGATTCAAGCGTGTAGACGCTATCGTACAGAAGTCCGGCGGTGATCCCCATGACCCCATGCGGATACAGGGCGCTCTATTCTACGCGTTGGAAAAGTCCCGCAGCGAGGGCGGGCATCTCTACATGGAAGCGGCACAGATGATCCGCTCCGCGATGCAGCTTCTCAACGAGAAAATCCCAATGCAGGAAGAACGGCTGCAGCAACCGCAGGTGGAGCAGGAACTGGAAGCCATGATTCTGACCAATGTAGTTGTCTCCAATAAGGGAAACATCTACCTGCCCCATGTATTTACCCAGGAGAACGAAACTGCCTGCAAGGTTGTTCAGATGGCGCTGGAGGTTCCCCCTCCTGTGAACCTCTCCTCCGTGATGGAGCAGATCAAGGAAAAGTTGGGTATCTCTCTGTCCGGGCGGCAGGCGGAAGGTGTGCAGATGGTATTCCGCCATAATCTGTCTATCATCACTGGTGGACCCGGTACCGGAAAAAGTACCATTTTGAAAGCTGTGGTGGAGGCATACCGCCTGTTATATCCCAGAGGTACGATTTCCCTTGCGGCCCCTACGGGTAAGGCAAGCCGACGTATGGCGGAAACTACCGGCATCAACAACGCGCAAACCATTCACAGCCTACTTGGACTCCATGGAGAAGACAGCGGCTGGCGAAAAAAAGAACCTCTGAAAACCGATCTGCTGATTGTGGACGAATGTTCCATGCTGGATATGTGGCTGGCGCATCAGTTGTTTTCCCGGCTGAGTCCCGGTACCAAAGTCCTACTGGTAGGTGACGCCGACCAGTTGGAGAGCGTAGGGGCGGGTAACGTGTTCCAAGAGTTGATTGACAGCGGCCTTGTACCCGTAACGGTATTGGATGAGATCTTCCGTCAGGCCAAAGGGAGCCTTATTGCCTATAACGCCAGATTTATCAACGAGGGTAACGGTGAGTTGTACTATGGCGCGGACTTTGCCTTTATCCGGGCGGAATCCCAGCCGGAGGTGGCCGAACTGATCCGCAGTCTGTATAAAAAGGAAGCGGCGACCACCGGCATCGGTCAGGTTCAGATCCTCTCCCCATTCCGTTCAGAGGGCGAGGCATCCTCGCAGGGAATGAATGAAGCCATCCGGGATGAAATCAATCCGGCAGCGGAGAACAAGCCGGAGGTCATCCGCAGCGGAAGGCTGTTCCGGTTGAATGACCGGGTTATGCAGATCAGAAACAACTACGATATTACGCTGCATGACAGCACCGGCAAGCAGGTATCCGCAGGCGTGTTCAACGGTGAAACCGGATACATCTCCAATATTCAATCCGGCACCGTCACCGTAAATTACGATGGGCGCTATGCGGATTATCCGTTGGAGAGCGTGGATGAGTTGGAACTGGCCTATGCCATGACCATCCATAAATCCCAGGGCAGCGAATGCGATACCGTTATCATCCCTATGCTGGCGGCGCACAAGATTCTTCTGACCCGCAATCTGCTCTATACCGCAGTGACCCGTGCCAAGCGCCGGGTGTTTCTGGTGGGCCAGAGAAAAGCTCTTTACATGGCTGTTGGCAAAACACGGAAGGGCAAACGTAATACCCTCCTGGCGGAGCGGATGCGGCTGTACCATCAAACACAATCCGGCAAAATTGTCACAAATAAGGCAGAAATGCGCCGGGCAAGCTAAACGCTTTACCTCCGGGTAAGCGTTAAACTTATGGAGATGCAAGCACTCGAAAGGGTACTGGCGTCTTTTTTTATTGTCATTTGGCGGTTACACCGCTATTTGAATTTTTATTGAAGGGAGCATAACACATGAACGCGAAAGAAACCACAATTATCCGCACTGTCCCCGCCGCCGGCGCCCTGCATAAGGTCCCCGGCTTTGATCCGCTCAGGCATTTGCAGCGAATCACCAATGGAAATGGCGATCAGGTGCTTCAGCTGGGGCTTCCCTATAAGCGCCTCTGGTTTCGCCTGGCCTGCCCCAGCGGGAGACTGCTGTTGAATCCGCTGCGGATCACCGACCAGATTGCGATTTTCGAGGCGCAGGTATTCTTCCAGAGGGAGGACCCCACCCCGGCCAGCAGCTTTACCTCCACCAAGACGGCGCAGGAAGCCAGAGGCTATATTCGCGCCGCACAGGATGAGGCTTTGAGCATTGCGCTGGACAATGCCGGCTTTGGCATCCAGCTTTGCGATGTGACGCAGAGCGCGGACGGTGGCAACGCTATCACTGAAGCGTCCAGGCCGCAGATCGATACAACTGCCCGAGTGCAGCCGCAGCGAAAAGCTCCGGCAGAGACAACTCCGGCCGTTGGCAGCACGGAACAGATTCCCCAGGAACAGGAAGCGGTTGAGGCTGTGACAATTTCTCAGCCAATCCAGCAGTCCACAGAAACTGAGGACGCCGCGGTTTCCGCCCAGTCCCAAGAGGCTGTGACGGAGACGCCGCCTGTGGTTCAGCAGTTGCAGGCGGAAGTCTCTCCCGCTGATGCTGTCCCGGCACACGCCGAGGAGTTGGCAGAGGCAGTCGGTACGGCACAGGCAGAAAGCCAAGTGGCAGAAACCGCTGAACTGCATCAGGAGCCGTCAAACCAGACTGCGCAGGAGAATTCTCCCATTAAAGTTTTGAATTTCCTTGCTGAAACCGGGGTTGCCTCTGCTCCTGTCGAGGACGCCGCAGCCGCTGCGATCACCAAGGTGGAAACTGCCGTTACGTCCCCAGTCTACACGGAGGATATGTCTGTCGAGGAAATCGCCGCACGAATGACGGTGGAGGAGGCCCAGAAAATGATCGTCACCTCCGGTCCCAACAAAGGCTGGACTTTGGCGCAGGTCGCGGAAAGGCGTCCTTCCAGCCTGAAGTTCTTTACGACACCCTACTGCGAAGCTGCCAACATCTTTAAGGCCGCCGCCACCCTGATGCTCCAGGAAGTTAACCAGCAGAAGGCCGGATAAAGGCGGGAGGAGTTTATGAAAAGCATTATCAATGCGGAGAAATTTTACGGTGCATTGAAAAAAGCGTTTCTTTCCTCCGCAAAAAAATCCAAAATTCCAGGCCTGATGAACGCCCAAATCTCATTTCAGGGAAGCGAGTGCGTTGTCACCTGTACGGATTTTAACCAATGGTGTCAGGTAACCATTCCTGCCTGCGGCGATACATTCTCTTTCCAGCTTAAAAACACGAAACGCACTCTGACAATCTGCAATCACTATTCCGGTGATTTGAGCGTAGAGTACGCGGCCTCCGGGTGTGACAGTCAGCATGGCGCCCTTACCTTTCGGTGCGGCGGGAAAGCCTGCACGCAGGAAGCTGCGGAGGCGGATGACATCCTGAACCCGCCGGAAATCAAAGAGACGCATACCTATCAGGCTGACGCAAGCACTCTGTTTCAGAGATATAAAAGGATCAAGTACGCCTTATCTGACAACAGCGCGCGTCCCACCAGCCAATGTGTGCAGTTCCAAGACAGCCGCATGGTGGCAGTGGATGGATACCGTCTGGCGGTGAGCTGCGATCCAGCGCTTCAGGTTGAAGGTGTCTTTTTTATCCCGCCCGGCGCAATGAATTTACTCCCTGTTTTGGGAAATACATCCTGCACACTGCTGGTTGGGGAAAAGCACATTGCCTTTGCGGCCAACGGTGTCCGCATTGTGACCCGTGTCCCCAAGGGGGATGGGCTGAATGTAGACGCTGTTATACCGAAAACGAGCCAGGAAGAGCATACCGTGAATGTTGATTCATTCATCCATGATCTGCAATATCTGAGCGAGTTTATCACAGCCCCGGAGAGCCAGGCTGTACGTTTCGCTGAAAAATCCATGAGCCTGTCTACCCCTGTAGGTCAATGCAGCGTGGCCTTGGAGCTGCAGCAGCCGTTGAAAACCGTCTGCGGCTTTAACGGACGGTATATGCTGGAGAGCTTAAAGCAGTTCAGCGCAAAGAAAGCGCACAGCATCACTATGGGCCTCTCCAGCCCTATCGCCCCTATTCTTTTGACAGACGGCGATGAGGACTTGGCAATGGTTTTGCCCATGCGCCTGAAAGACGACGCAAGCGCGGCTTGACCATACGATGATTCCCGTTTCATACAAGTCCCTCTTATAAAATGTGAAGAAAGGAGTGAGCCACATCTATTCGTCGGATTTCCCGTTTACCATCATGGATGTGGTCTCCCTTCTCCGCCTGCCAATCAGGCGGAGAGGGGCGGGCCATGTTTATACTGACTGCCCGTTCTGCGGCGACCGCCGCGGCAAGCTGGGTATCAGCCCGGAGAAAAATGTATGGCGCTGTAACTACTGCGGCGAGGGCGGCGGTATGCTTACCCTCTATGCCCAAATATACGGTATCAGCAATTCTGAGGCGTACCATGAAATATGGGATGCCCTGGCGACAGACGGTTTCGCGCAGGCATATGAGGCGCCCGCAAAGGCATCCTCTGCTTCTGCTGCGGAATCTACCCAGGCGGACAGGGTCAGTGCGGAGACGCTTCACGAAACATACTCTGCGCTTTTGTCAATGCTGATGCTGGACAACGCCCACCGGGAGCATCTGCGCACAGCACGGGGACTGACGGATGAACAGATCGAGAGCTTCGGTTTCAAAAGCACGCCGTCCTCCCGTATGTGCCAAACCCTGACGGAACGCCTGATGAAACAAGGCCGCACGATAAAGGGTGTACCTGGTTTTTTTGTCAACGACTATGGTAAGTGGACGGTCAAATTCTATGAGCGCACATCCGGCATCATCATCCCTATCCGGGAGATCGACGGTCTGATCCACGGGTTACAGATTCGTCTGGACAACCCTATCAAGGATAAGGATGATCCCCCGGAGAAAACAGGGACGAAATATCTTCCGCTGTCGTCTACCGGCAAAAGCATGGGTTCTAGTGCGGGCAGCCCCGTCCATTTTGTGGGAGACCCGTATGCCCGTGCAGTTTATGTGACAGAGGGCGCATTGAAAGCGGATATTTGTCATGCTCTGACGGGCAGGACATTTGCCGCGACCATTGGAGCGAACAATGTGGCTGCTCTGGACGCCCTTTTCGCCCTTCTAAAGAAAAATGGAACCCAGCAAATCGTAGAAGCGGACGATATGGACAAGTTTTATAACAAGATGGTACATAGCGGCGCAATGAAAATCCACCGGATGGCAGAGAAAAACGGCCTGCTGTGCCACCAGCTGGTCTGGAATCCAAACTACAAGGGGATGGACGACTGGCTGTTGGCGCAGCAGCGCAAGAAAAACACAAATGAGGTGACAACGCGAATGAATTTCAAAGAGATGTACCTGCACGGCCTGTGCGACCTTCGATATATGGAGGACTGTACGGAGCAGTGGCACAACAGCCCGGACATCAGCGTCAGCCTGCGGGAATACCTGGGCCTGACGGAGCATGAATATGAGGTCTATTTGCAAGGCGATGTCAGCGTTTCTTTTGAGGCTCTGATGAACAGTCAGCGTCAGGAACGGAAATTCCGTATCTATCAGCTCGATCTCAGCGGCGACAGGGTAATCCCGTTTGCTTTCCAGGGTATTGAGAAAATGCGGGCCGCCGGCTATGACCAGCCGCCTGCCTCTGAATACCGCCTGATTTACGATGGCTATTTTATGGCGCCGTTGGATCAAACAAACGCAGAGGTTTTGGAACGTGTTTTCGCCTGTTTCAACGACAACCTGCCCGAGGGCTACCATGGCCGCAGCGTATCCATGTCGGATGTCATTGAGCTATACGACAAAAACGACCGCAGGTATTTTTACTGCGATCATATCGGATTCGCTCCCGTACAGTTTTCGCCCATGCTGGCAAAGCGCGGCGGATGACACAGGATGAAAAACTAAGGGAATTGTCTGTTTTCTGCCGCAATTTGGGTGCAGAGGTTCGCTATCACCCGGAATATGGTCATTTTACGGCAATGCTCTGGGAAGAAGATCAATGGAGCGAAGCACAGGCACGCTCCATCCAGGAAGAAATACAACAGCTGACCACCAGCTATCCGGGACTGGTGTGCTATTGCTTCGACGCTTTCAGCACATTGGTCTATACGGTATCGGAACGTCGGTCAGGCTGAAAAGAAGGAGAGAGACAATATGAAATTACTGCTCACATACGTTGGGAGCGACAGTTGGGACAGGCCGGTTTATCAGGACTGCGACGGCACACTGTACGTCGATGTTGACCCGCGAAAGGGCTGGCAGCCGCATATCTGTACCAAATGCAACAACGAGTTTGACGGGGAACCGGACTGCCCAGTATCCGGCGAAGTCGAATTTGCTCCGTGCAGGGTCGTCTGGTAAAGGGGCGTCCCATGGACATATTGTTTGACATTTCATTCTTATTGCAGGAAACAAAGGAGATTCACCATGTTCTCCTGCCGTTTCTCCCCAGAAACGGGGATCAGATTGTACTCAATGGGAGCGTCTACATTGTCAAAAAAATTATGTATGACCTCTCAACATATCAGGGCGGCTGTCCCTCAGCCATTCCCGCCAAGGTCTTTGTTCGGCGGAAAACCGACAACGATTACTAATTTATAAAGAAAAAGGAGAACACGACAATGGGCGTATTTTCTGAACTCGCTATGGAGCACGACGCTTTTCATTCCCAGGAGGATGTACCCACGGGTTTCTTGATGGAGGACGAACCGGTTTCTTTGGCACCGCAGGATCTTCAAACGCAGGTATCAGCGGCTGAGTGCCCTGCTCCGGCAGTTCCCTCCGAGACTGTCAGCGGTGATGGCAGTGGAACCGGCGTCAAGGATGTGCCGGAGGAAAAGGCTGAAACCGCAGAGTCCGAGGACGATAAGCGCAAGGCACATGAGGAGGCTGAAGCCAAGCGCAAGGCCGAATTTGACGCCAAACAGGCGGCAAAAAACGCGGCCATGCAGGAACAGCTCGCCAAATTGGCCGCTATGAGTGACGAGGAGGTGCTGGCAGCTTCCATGCAGCGGGTCAGCGAGGACACAGAAAAGCTGACCAGACGCAACATGAAGGAGTGCGTGGCCGAGCATATTCAGACCAAATGCCTGGAAGACCCGGCTTTTGCCCGGCTGACTATGCACCCGAAGAAAAACATGATCCACTGTTTCCAATACATCAGCCGGAAAGCGTGGGAGTATGTTCAGGACGAGTTGAAAGCCAACGGTATCAAGCCCGGCCCCGGCCAGCAGGCTTATGGGTGCGATGTTCCCGACGGCCTGTGCTATCAGTGGGCGGAGGACTATTTCCATGACCCGGATGCCAAAGAGGATCATGCGGATGAGGAAAAGTTTGTTCCGAAGCCTTACACCGGCGGCACATCCAAGTCCAAGACCACAGGTAAAAAGGATAAGGGCAAGAAAAAGGCGGAAAAGAAACCGCCTGAAACGCCCAAACCCGAGCCTGACCCGAAGCCCAAGGATAACGAAGGGCAGATGAGCCTGCTGGAAGTGGCCTGATGATTGCGTACAAAGGATTTGAACAAGGCCTGATTTGCAGAGAATATCAGTTCCACATGGGCTTGAATGTGACAGATAAGGCCAACTGTGCCCAAAACGGGTTCCATTGTGCAGAAAATCCGCTGGACTGCCTGAGTTATTACTCCAATATGGAGCAATCAGTATATTATCTGGTAATTGCCGGCGGGGATGTGGATGAGGATAACTGCGACTCCAAGATTTCCTGCACGGAACTGACAATCGTCAAGCAGTTGAGCAAACCTGATTTTTTTCTCCATGCCCTTGCCTATATGGTGGATCATCCGAGCAGGCAGTGGAATCGTCATGTTCACAGCAACTTCGCGGAAGCGAACTGCGGCTTTGCGGTGGTCCGCGGGATAGATCCTGTCGCCAGAGGCGGCCTGGGGGATATCCTGGCGTTTGCCAAGGAGTCTGCGGACGGCAGAAATATCATACAGGTCGCACTGGCACAGGTGGACGGCAAGAAAGTAATGCCGGGCATCTGGTACGGCGTTGACCTGAAACGAAGGGAGGCAGCATAGTCATGCTCAAAAAAGAGCTGCTGCAAATGCGCTCGTTGAAAGCTACACAAAAGATGATGCGGCTGGCAGAGAACGATACTCCTGCCAAGATAAAGCGGGAATACTGGCCTGGTCATGTCTATGAAGAGGAGCACCGCCAGTATGGTCTTTATCTGCGATGTGCGCTGCAGAACAATATCCTGAAGGTCGCTTTTTTCCTCCCGGACGCTATGCGTCTGGGAGGGCGCCGGCCTGCTTACGAACTTTATATTGACCGTGAAAACGACAGGTTCATCACTTTTGACTGCGCCAATCGCAAATGGCTGGAATCAAAAGTGGATCGCATCAACTGGCCCAGCTCTCAGTATCACTGTGACGAGAAATGGATTTCTGATTCTGATGACAATATCATCAAGCAGTACCTTGGAACCGGCAGCGGATACGATGGAATTCTCTCCTATCAGATGAACATCCGTGAAAAGGAGCTGGAGGCACGTCATAGGAAAGAAACTGACCAATGGGATGCCGATCTGCTCCAGATTCCTCCGGTTCCAAAGGATTGGGAACGCTGGGTGAGTAAAGTCGGAATCCAGGAAAATTTTATTTTTTACCGTTATGACAAGAAGGGCACGCATACAGGACATTGCTCTTTCTGTGATAAAGAGGTTCCCATCAAACGTCCTCACTATAATAAAGTAGGACATTGTCCTTGCTGCCGGCACAAGGTTGTCTATAAGTCTATTGGAAAGTTCGGTCGGCTCTGGACAAAGGACGCTTATATGTACCTGATCCAGCGCTGCAAAGACGGCTTCGTGATCCGAGAATTCATGGGACAGAGGTTCTATTCTAAAGAAACGTATCAGACGCCCAAGCTGTCCATACAGGAAATCCGCAGGGCAGTCTATTCCCCTGACGCGAAACCGCTTCGGGCCTATTGCTGGGGACGCTATAAGCTGCACACACTCCGGTGGATACCAACAGGGCTTTGCGTACCATTCCGTTCCTATTATTACAGTGACCAATCTGGCCGCGTTTATGGGAAAACGATTCCCAGCCTTTCCAAGCTGGAGTTGAGCCGCACGGGGCTGCCTGAAATAGCAATCGGGTCGGTTATCGATCCGGAACATTATCTTGCTGTCTTTCGGGAAATCCCACTGTTGGAAAAACTGGTAAAAGCAAGGCTACCCCGGCTGGCTGGTGAATGCGTTTCTGACTACCATGAGTTCCAACAACGGTTCGGTGCCTCCAAAGCAACCAGCCTGACGGGAATCATGGGCATCGATCAGCAGGAGTTGAAACGGCTTCGCGCCCAAAACGGCGGTCTTCGTTTTCTGGACTGGCTTCGCTACGAAAAGGCAGCGAAAACCCAGGTTCCCGATGATGTTGTGGCGTGGTTCTGTGCGGAAAAAATCACAGTCAATGACTTAAAATTCATCCACGGCAAAATGAGCCTTACCCAGATCCGCAATTACATCCGGCGTCAAATGTCGGAAACCGGCATGACCAGCGGCGAGGTGCTGAACACCTGGGCGGATTACCTTTCTATGGCAAAGCGGTTTGGCATGGATACGGACGATGCCATCATATATCGTGTTCGCAAGCTGAAAAAGCGGCACGATGAGCTGGCCCGGAGAGGTGCCGGAAAGCCTGTTGTCCTCCGTGCCGGAAAGCTGCTGCTGCAATTCCCTCATGTGGAGGAGATCATGCAGTCGGTCAGGGAGAAGTTCGAGTACACCGGGAAAGAGTACAAGATCATCGCGCCAACCTGTGTTGAGGATATCCTGTTGGAGGGCGACACGCTCCACCACTGCATTTCCAACGCTGAGCGCTATTGGGATCGGATGGAGCAGCGGGAGAGTTATATTCTGTTCCTGCGAAAGCTAAGCGATCCTGATAAGCCTTACTACACATTAGAGGTAGAACCCAACGGTACGGTTCGGCAGCTCCGAACGTATTATGACCGGCAAAACGAGAAGGACATCAATGCGGCCCGCTCCTTTTTGCGGACATGGCAGAAAGTTGTAGCCAAACGGCTCAATGAGGAAGACCGTATGTTGGCGAAAGCCAGCAAGGTACTGCGGGAACAGGAATTTATCCAGATGCGGAACGACCAGGTCATCATCCATACGGGAGACCTGGCCGGAAAGCTGCTGGTAGATGTCCTTACCGCAGATTTAATGGAAGCAGCGGCATAGCCGCAATATTGACAAGCGGGGTGGACGATTCTGTCCACCCTGCTCAATTTAAAAAAGGAGATGTTTGAAATGACAGTATCCCAGCGTAATGATCTTGTAGAGCAGTATCTTTGGTGTATCGACAGCGTGATTTGGCAAAATCAGACTCTGATTATTGGAGCGCACCTTGACCGGGAGGATGTATACCAATCCCTGGCCGTGCGTCTTATCCAGGCTGTGAGGCGGTTCAACCCCGATAAGGGCAGAAGTTTGAAAGGCTATATCTTTGACCAGCTGAAGTACGAACTGCTTTCTTGCAGTGGACCGCAGGCAAAGTTTGGCTTCATGGACGCACCGTACCATTTGCGTGACGCGGTGGTTTCCATGGACTCATTGGCGGAGGACGACCCATACTGGGAGAGACGGATTGCGGCTTGACGGAAAGGTACAGATATGGAACGAATTACTGTCCAGCAAACGTGTTCTCTGATTATCAGACGAGACGAGATTCATGTTGGAGGCCAATATGGGCCCAAAGGAGACTGAATATAGGTATGGGTACATGCAAACATATGAAGACAGTTGAGGACATTGCAAAAGACATCAATCGACAATATAACATTCAGCTTGACTATGAATACATAGAGCGAATTAAAAGGCTCATTTGCAGTTCGCTTTGTCATGGCATTTGCGATCCTAAAAACATTGTGCAAAGGAACCACCAATGAGCCGGTCATCAAGGCTGCTCCTGCTGTCACCTGCTCTCATGGGCTATTGTGCATCAGGCGCGAGAGAAAATACCCTGACAAGCGGATATATGGAGCTCAAGCTGGAGCCAAAGAACGCTCCGCCTGCAGGAAACTGACAGATAGGGAATGAAATCACATACATCCCTGTCAAATAACTATTAGGAGGTCAATATGAAACAGCTCGGTAATTTGGCTATGGTCTGTGCCCAGCGTCCGGAAGTTTTGCTGCAGATCCATAACGGTCAGGCGGCAGTTTATGCCGGCGCAGGTCCTAACAGGGCGGTGCTCGCTGCTGCCTGGGACAATGATGCGGAAATCAACAGCATCATTCACGAACTGAACTTCGGCAAGTACGCATCCAAAAACCCTGCGGAGAATCCCTCGGAAAGTTGTGTTCCGCCTAAAAAGTGTGAGGGATCGATTTCCGGCAGCCGGGCCGTAACCCTTATCAACCGGCTGATCGACCGAATGCTCAACGATGAGGGCGGCCATGTCAAGCCTGTCATTGAAGCTCTTCTGGATATGGACTTCACATCGGATGAACTCATTGAGGAATTCCATTTTTCCTCCAGCGATGTTGACGAGTGTGCAAATGGGCCGGATGCTCCCGAATTGAATTGAAAGAGGTAACGGACTATGGATATTAAAAATCTGAATCAGCTCAAAAAAGCGATGAAAGGCTGTCCTAAATTTGAGATCGTTGAGCACTGCCGTCCGGAGTGCATCGGACAGATCCGCCGGGTAACGCTGGCAAACACCCAGGGCTTCTACAGCGGTATGGAGGGACAGCCGGACCATGAGATCAACCGTAACAACAACGGCCTTGGTCTTGTCCTCTCGTGGGGCAAGGCCGATGTTTGGGGTTTTCAGGACGGTTTGTGTACCCAGTATTTCAAGGGAACGGAGCATACAGTGCAAAATGCAGTGATCTCGTTCCGCATTTTGGAGGAGGCAGCCTGATGGAAGAAAAAGCATATGAAAAAGTCGCGGCGTTGACGGCCCAGCTCAATCGCTACCGCCATGAGTATTACAATTTGAACGCTCCGACCGTAAGCGATGCGGTCTATGACCGGCGCTTTGATGACCTGAAGGAATTGGAAACAGCCACAGGCATCCGCATGACCAATTCGCCCACACAGACTGTGGGCTATCCGGCAGTCAGTGCGCTGCCTAAGACAATCCATAATATCCCGCTCCTGTCGCTGGATAAAACAAAACGTGTGGAGGATTTGATTTCCTTCGCCGGCGACCATCAAATAATGCTGATGCTGAAGCTGGACGGTCTGACGATCAAGCTGACCTATGAAAATGGGATGCTGATGGAGGCCGCCACCCGCGGCGACGGCAATGAGGGAGAAATTGTCACTCACAACGTACACGGCATCACCGGCATTCCTGATTTGATCCCCTATAAGGAGCGTCTGGTGGTCACAGGCGAGGCGTTTATCCGTCCGTCGGACTTCAAGGCTATCATTGACGCCCTGCCGGAGGATGAGGAGAAACCTAAAAATGGCCGCAACCTGGCTGCCGGCTCAATCCGGCTATTGGATGGCGCGGTCAGCAAAGACCGGCAGCTCACCTTTATGCCATTCAGCGTGCTAGAAGGACTGGATCAGTATGAAACGAAATCTCAGAAGCTGAGCTGCCTGCGGGTGCTGGGCTTCCAGTTCTGCAAGTATATGGTCAGCAAATCGGCGCTCAAAAAGGAGGAATTGGAGAACGCGATCCAGGCGCTTCAAAAATATGCGGAATCCTGTGACGTTCCCATTGACGGCATTGTGATGTCTTTCAATGATGTCGCCTACTCTAAATCCTGTGGGCGCACCGGCCACCACTATAAGGATGGCATCGCTTTCAAGTTTGAGGACCCCCCGTATGAAACCAAACTCCAGCAGATCGAATGGACGCCCACTCGCACAGGCGAAATCGCTCCGGTGGCAGTCTTCGACCCGGTTGAAATTGACGGCTGCCAGGTGTCCCGGGCCAGTCTGCACAACCTCTCCTTTATTGAGGGATTGGAGCTGATGCCCGGAAACCGGGTGCTGGTGACCAAGCGAAATATGATTATCCCCCAGGTGGAGGAAAATCTGGATCGGGGCGGTTTCGATTTGAATACCGTCATCCCGCCCCGCTGTCCGTGCTGCGGTGAGCCTACGCGCATTCATGTGAGCGACAATGGAACCAAAACTCTGTTTTGTGACAATGCGGCCTGTGAAACCAGGCGGCTGCGCCAGTTTGTCCATTTTGTCGGAGAAAAGGCTATGGATATTGCGGGACTGTCCGAGTCCACGCTGGAAAAGTTTATCGGACGGGGCTGGCTGCACAGCTATATGGATGTTTACCGCTTGAACGAGCACCAGGCGGAGATTATCAAAATGGAGGGCTTTGGAGAAAAATCATGGCAAAATCTCTGGGACGCGATTCAGCGCAGCCGTGATACCACTTTTGAGCGGTATCTGATTGCGATGGATATCCCCATGATTGGCAACAATGCCAGCCGTGCCCTTGCCAAAGAATTTCACAGCAGTTTGGACGAGTTTGAGGCTGCCGTCATAGACGGTTATGATTTCACCAAGCTGCCCGATTTTGGCGAGACACTCCACAACAACATCCACCAGTGGTTCCACAGTGAAGAAAACTGGTATACCTGGGTGGATCTGAGAACGCTGGTCAATATCCAGGCACCTGTACCTGTCACAGTGGCGGGGCCGGCAGATAATCCCTTTGCAGGTCTCACCATTGTAGTGACCGGCAAGGTCGAGCCGTATACCCGGGAGGGCATCAATGCGCTGATCGAATCGCTGGGTGCCCGCGCAGGCAGTTCCGTAAGCAGTAAAACCAACTACCTGGTCTGTGGTGAAAAGGCCGGCAGCAAATTGGAAAAGGCCCAGTCGCTGGGCATTCCTGTCCTGTCGCCTGCGGAATTTTACCGCATGGCCGGTGTGGCATAACAATTTTGACGGGGGAAAGCATTTGCTTTCTCCCGTCAATTATCAAATGGATACCACAGGAGGAAGCTGTTGTGGTCGAAAGGAGGTTTGCACTATTGGAACAATGCAAGATATATACAGGCATCGCTTGTATAGACGGAACCTGCCCCATAGCCAACCGGGAAGAATATGAGGAGCGGTGCTATCCTGTCATACACAGCTGCGAGGAGTGCCACTTCTACAAAGGCTGTGAGGACTGTTGCTTTGCAGGCACAGACCTCTGCATAAAGGAACCACTGATTTAATTGCATTGAGCACAGAGTGTAGCGTAAAAAAGTTGGATTATTGCAAAAACAGGGAAGGTTGTCCCTGCCTTTGCAGTTCAAAAATCACGGAGTTTTTTGAAATCTGATTTAATCAGTGCTTCCTAAAGAAACGAACGGATGCGGATGGATAAAGATAACTGCGTTCTCGGCAGCCGTGATTGTACGGCGTGCGCTTCCAAAGATGGATGCGTTCACAGCGATGCCATCGGTTTGAATCGCGGCCTATACGCCAAGGAACTCTGGGGGCGGTTTGGTCTCATGCTGAAGTTGACAGGTGCGGAGTATGCGACCGTCATAAGCGGCGGAGAGGCCACCCACGCCCTTATCCGCGAAAAAATCGAGCTGGGAGAATTTGCTTTGGATGGTGAGAGTTACTTCCCGGCAACGGAAACCAGCCAACCGGGCAAATGGCCGGTAAAAGAAGACATTCTACTTGAATTTTAGGAGGAAATTCGCGATGGGATACAGGCAAGTATATTTTCGTATCAACAGCAAATATGCGTATGGCAGTGGATGGTCAAATGACGATGAAGCCACCGAAGCATTTAAGGAAGAAACCCGCAGATTGTTCCAAGAGGACGGGTGGACGCTCCAGATAAGCAAGAACAGTTCCGTCTGCGACACAGCGGTGAAAGGGCTACAGGATCTCTATCTGCACCCCATGAATTTCAGCGGTGTGATTTTGGAGGAGGAGATCCCCAAAATCGAAGCATTGCTGGCAAAAGCCGCTACATTCCAGCACCGTGGAACTGATTGCTATGAAGCATATCTGGAACTGAGCGATGAGGACTATTGGACCCTGTTGGAAACCCAAAAAGCTGAAATTACAGCCGTAATTTTGGAGCAGTTCAAAACAAAACGCAGGAACCTCTATAAGTCCGGGGAAGCTACCATGAACATTGCCCAACGGTTTATGGTTCACCGCCTTTGTGACAAAGAGGGTAATCGCAATAAAGCCAATCTGTACGTCAGCCAGCTGATCGAATCACTGATTGCGGAGGGACGCTTGATTACTGCACGTACAAAGAGCGGTACAGGTATCCGCACCGCAACGAAGGCAGAGTGGCAGGAGCATACGCCGCCCTTGGTGGATAAAGACTACCTCTCCCGCCTTGCGGGTTGACATTCAAATGGAATGGACATGGGCAAAAGGTACAGAAAGTCACCGAAAATATTATGGATCAAATGGAGGCTCAGGCTATGACAGATATTGTAATCGTTGTAGAAGATGGCCGCGTGACCGCTGTGTATGCGTCAGAAGAAGATGCTGTAATGGTTGAGGTCATTGACAGGGACACACAGAATCCGGAGGAGCAGGAGGAAATTGACGAGCAGTGCAGGCAGTTGGAGTGCCAAATTGCCAATGCGCAGATGTTCCAAATTTATTGATTGGAGGAAATGCTTTGAGTAAAAAAACATATCGCATTGAGCTGTACTACGGATACCAGGAATGTGAGAGCGGTATCTACCATGCTTTTGATGCGGTAGATCCGCACGGGCATCACGATGATGAAAAAATGGCGGTCAAGCTCTCGGATACACTGGACACAACGCCTGACGATGCCAATTTTCATTACAATTCCATGCGCATCCTTTTGCCGTCGAGCGTCGTTGCGAGAATCCGGGCAGATGCCGTCAACGATTTTCTGATATCCATGACAAAGAATAAAGACGGAGGCGATCATATTCCAGAGGGAACTGGCTGCACAGACCATGACCATCAGGAGGGCAATAAATGAAGAAAAAGGAGCTGGAAAAGCTGGCGGACAGCTTTCAGACGAAGGCCGACACAGCTTACCGGAACTATCAGGAAACCGGAATAAGCCGCTATAGCAGCACAGCCCGCCGGCACGAGAAGATGGCCGATGCCATCAGAATGGCGGCTCAGGCGGCTGACGAACACTATGCGTACACCAACCTGAAAATGGAGATGTCCAACTTTGCGAGCAGGGCACAAAAAATAGGGCTTACTGCGGATGAGAAAGAGCGAACCAAATTGGTAGAGGCTCTCGTCCATGATATGATTGTCTGCGGTCGCCTTTATGGGCTGATTGGATAGGGGTGAGATGGCAACGTGAAGAATGACATCTGCTGTGCGACTTGTCCGATGATGAAAATAATCGGTCACGCAAAGTACACCGGCAATAACAGCCACATGGTTCGGCCTCGCGGGGTCTGTTTTTGCGGACACCCCGATGCTATAGCGGCTTTTGAGCTGCTTTGTCCCTGCGGCCGCCGTATGCCAGGATTCATCGCCTATACCGACAGAACCTCCGACCTACCGGCCATTAAGACAGCGCCGAGGTGGTGTCCCCGGAAGATGTATGAGAAGCCTGTGGAGATCAACAAACCGCAGGCATCTCAGGTCATTGAAACCCGGATGCCATGCGGCATGTTTTTCTTGGCAGCAGATAATGTAGTCACCGGCATTGACAACCGGACTGGCGATGCCTGGACAGAGGTCTTTGCTACGAAGCGTAAGTGTCTGATGTGGCTTAGGGATTACCGGACAGAAGAATAGCATCTTTTCACGGTATATGCACACTTAATCAAAAAGGCAATGTGCGCGAAATGGGAAACCAAATACAGATTGGAGGAATTATTTTGGCAAATTATCATTGTGCTATCAGAACGAACTATTTTCATGTGAAAAACCCGGAGCTGTTTCGTCAATTTATGGCGCGTGTATACGGCGCAGACGGCGCTGTAGAGCTCTGGGAGGAACTGGACACCAACAGCCAGACCACATTTGCATTTGGCTCCAATGGCGGGATCAGTGGCCTGCGGAACACGGCGGAGGATACATCGAAAGCGGCTGATGAATCGGCCTACGATGAATTTATCTGCGGACTCCAGCAGCATATTCAGGAAAACGACGCGGTTATCATTCTGGAATCCGGAAGAGAAAAGCTGTGTTACCTCGTTGGCACCGCTGAAATCATCACCTGTACAAGCTACGACCATCTGGATATTTCAGATCTGGCCCAACGTCATGCGGCCGCCATGCTGGGTAACCCTGCATGGCAGACGAAGCTCGACTATTGACGGAGGTACAGGATGGAATACAAGTATTTTGAAGTCTGCATTGGCGATGGCCCAAAAGAGAGAGTCAACGATACCTGGATGTGCATTCGAGGTGTGAAAGCGCCATCTGTCCAAGAGGCGGAACAGTTTCTCACTGCAGACATTGCCAAATTTGGCGGACACGTTTTGAATGTATCCCCTATTGACCGGAAGATTGCCGAAAGCTGCTATGATTTCAGCTATGAGGAGCAATGGCCGGTGTACGGAATTTGATGCGCCGGCCTGTTGGCGGTGCGGAATAAATCGGAGGATTTCATATGAGTGAACCTAAAAAGATACCTGTTATGATCTTCCAAGCGCCGTTCGCATCCTTAATGGAGCGCGGACTGTACCTGAAGATGCACGACCACAACCATCCGTTCTGTGGGACTGTACCCGCCGAATATTATCTGCCGGTTTTTCGTGGCGAGATCGAGTGCCCTCCGCTGCTCCCGGAGAACAATGAACAGCGGACGCATACAATTTTGGAGAAGGTCTACACCATCTTCAATACAACCCATCCCGCCGGCTACTGCGGGCGCAGTCTGTCGGTGGGAGATGTGGTCAAGCTGGAGGGGAACTATTATCTCTGCGCAGCCATCGGTTTTCAGCAGGTTTCATTCCAGTCCAGCCCCAATCACCCGACGGAAAATCCAACGGCCTGTCCCTTGGTGCTCCCGGATGGAACGGCACTCCGGGTAACAGTCTGCAAGGAAGCCGCTTATCCGTGTGTCAATATTGATCTGGTTGCCGCCGATGGTACGGAAGACCGGGTATGCTTTGCAGAGTATAATTTGGAGAAGGTGCCGGGGCATGAGTTGTGTGTCGGCGTCTACTGCGCCTCCAAAGACGACACGGTTTACTACAACAGCTATTTTCGGGATCAGGAAGCTGGAGATAGCTAAGGTTGCAGCAATTATAGAATGACAATCCCCGCGATCCTGCGGGACAAATGAACGAAGGAACCGACAGGCTGTGTAATGAAGCCTGCCGGTTCCTTTTATTTTGATGAAAGAATGGTGACTTATGGACTATAAGCAATTAAAAGAACTTCTGTTCCAGCACGAGTGTGAGCACCCTGAGACCCATCTGACCGCCTATATCACGTTTGCCTCCTTTGGCCCCAACAATAAAAAGGAGTATCCCTGGAACAGCCGCACCTATGTCATTTCCAGCGACAACAAGGCGTTCCAGCCCAACAAGGGCGGTTACTCCATCTTTGGGAGCTGTCTGGACGGCACTGACCCCTGCCTCCGCCTGGAAGGGCTGATGGCTGCGGAGTGCGCCGGAAAAGACGGCTGGGTTGTGGAGGACTGTGGTATCGCTGGCTATCTGCTGATTGAGAGCAGTGAATGCATCATTCCTGCACCGAAGCTGTTTTACAGCTACAGCGATGCGCTGGGGTGTATGCTGACCCGGCTGGCCGAGGAAACCGGACGGGAAGCTGAGCAGGTGAAGAAAGATTACGATGAAGCAAAGGCGCTGTTTGATGGCACCTATGATTCCGGTTGGGGCGCCTCCTGTTTGGATGGTTCTGGCGTGAGCTGGATCTGGAAGATTCAACCTGCCTGCATCTATGGGGTAATGAACATAGTGTTTCCGCAGCTGAAAAACAAATCATGCCTTATGTAGACAGAGATAATCGTATCTACAGCAATTTTATTGTATAAGGAGCGTGTACGATGAATTTTGAACGATTTGACAAGCTGGCCCGTACCGACCGAGTGGTTCTGCTCACGGCGCTGGAGTTGTTGTGGCAGAATGGCCGTGCAATGATCCAGTCTGAGGATGTATCCAAACTGACCGCAGGCTGTGTGTCCAGCCTGGGCGGCTTTTACACAGAAGAAAAACTCCGGGAGATTGTAGATATCTGTAAAGATCTGGCCCATTGGGGGACGGCAGACCTGATCCGCTGTCTCCGGTGCGGAGGTATGGAGATAAAGGCCCCTAATGCGGAAAAAGAAGGGATCTGCCCCATCTGCAGCGGTGACCTGGAGTATGGAGATGATGAACCTCTGGATGATGGTGGTGTCCGCGACTGGACGTGTCTCAGCTGCGGAGCCACTGGAAAAGAGGGCTACAGCAAAGTGTTCGACCAGCACTATGATGTACGGGATGGAGATGGAAATCCATATTCTCCCCCATCGAACGACATTGTGTGTGCTATGGACCCTGCGCCGTCTCCCTGTGCGCCAAAACTGCTGATGATGGGTCAAGAGAGTATCAATGCACTGCCGCAGGGAGACGTTGAGCAGATGAACGTCTATTTCCCCAGAGAGGATTGGAACCTGTATTTTTGGGGTTTTACCTGCTTCTCCCGCCAGAACTACTCCAAAACTGTTTCGCTGGGCTGCATGGATGAAGTCATGCTGGGCGTCCAGTGTATTGAGGGCGGCACTCTGGGTGAGTTGGCTATCCGCTGGCACACACTCGGCGGAAAGCCGGTTCCCAGGCTGGAGGTGTACAACGATGCGTGGCAGATCATGCAGACCCCCACCTTCGCAGCGGTTATGAAGGAGCTGACCCAAATGAGCCGTCATCATGACCCCATGCCGGATGAAGTGTCTGCCCTGCTGATCGCTCATGGTTTTACAGATCAGTCTGATTATCCCCTGATAGCAAAGCATGACTGATTGCAATCTTTCAAACCCGGTCTGATGCCTGTTCAGACAATCTATGGCACAGGCGTTAACAAGTATCTGTGTAATGCGAGTTTGCGAGGAGGTATAAGCAATGCAGAAAGTGTTCAACATTCCGAAAACAGACGTAGATAGGTATAACAAGCTGATGCAGGCCAGCCAGGTAGACTATGAAGAAAACGACATCCCCTGTTATACCACAGTAAAAACCTGGTCGGTTGACTTAGGCGATGGCTACGAAGCAGACCTCAAAGCCTGTTCCTCGAACTACGGTGATCTGTTATGGTGTGAAGGTGTGCTGTTCTTGCACGGAAGTGAGTGCGGCTGTACTGAGGTATCAGACAACTTGTTGGGAGAATATTGGTTTGGGCATAACGGAAAACAATTTACAATCGTTGTTCAGGCAGAGTAAGAAGAAAGAGAACCATCTCTACTAAATTTACATTGGCAGAAGAAATAAGGGGGGCGACGAGCATAAAAGAGGCAAAGCAAATTCTAAGCCGCATAACTGAAGCGCTGGCTACTGGCAGGTCTGCTTTCATGACAGATGGCACTGTGACACGCAAGATAATCATGGTGGAAATTACCAATCCAGGCCTTGCATACGGCAGTGAAAGTACGCTTGATGTGCAGATTAAAGATGGAAGCCGGAAACAGCTCCCTATAAAGTGGCCGTGGGATGAATTGGTTGAATATGGTCTGGCTGATTTGAACGATGGACTGTATATCGCGCCAGATTGGTGGATTGCGCTGTAGGAGGTGATATGCGTGTACGCAATTCAAAACATTGAGACTGGAGAGTTTCTGTTTGGCACAGACTTTGGCTACGGCCCCAATTCATGCCGACAAAAAACCAGCCTGGAGCAGATGCTGACCTTTGACTGCCTGCGCCGCGCAAAGGTGGACTTTATCCACCGCCAGTGCGGAAACGACTATCGGATCGTCAGGATCAAACCGCCCGAAATAGAGTGTGCCATCGCCTTCGACACTTCGGACGGCTATGATTGCAATGTGTGGGAGGAAACTCCCCAGAAATAGCGGGCAGCCTGTAAATTAGACGCCTGCCGCACAATAAAATTAAGGAGGATTCCATAATGGAACAGGAACAGATCAAAAAAATGTGTGACGCGACAGATGACAAGCCGTTTCAGGCTTTTCTGCGTGACGAGGGATGGAAATACGATACGGAGGACGATATCCTGACGGCATACACCAGAAAGGTAAAGAGTTATCAGGGCACTCCTCTTACGGAAGACGAATTTCTGTCAGAATTGGGCATCAAATACACGCTTGAGGGGCGCCAGTTATACGCCAAACTGTATCCGCTTGTGCAAACCGGTGCGCTAAAGGCTTTCAATCTCTATGAATACGCACGCTTTAAGTGGTGTCTGCGTCACCCGGAGGCTGTTATCGCCTGTGAAACCGGGCCAAAACGCTGGGTAGTCAATAACTGCGGAGAGGAAATCTCTACAGACCGTGCAAAGCAGATCATCAGCAATCAATGGGGCTTTGATATTGGACGGATTGAGATAGTTGGCACACCCTACTATGACGCATCAGACTGGAATTTCATTCGGTTCCGCTGTGCAGGCGTGGATTGGGTCATGCACAACGACTCCCTGGACCAAATTTATCAGTGAACAGGAGGATTCGGATGAAGGAATTAGCGATTAAACGGGAGCTGAACGAGGAAACCCGCAAAGAGTCGGTATGGTGTCAAATGGACGGCGCAATAGAGTGCTTTTCACTCCACATTACCGAGAAGAAGGAAGTGATTCTTACAGACCATACAGATTACAGTAAGATTTACAGCATTCAAACCCTGGAATTTTATCAGGCGTTAGAGAGAGCAGGTAACAGCATACAGGTCGATCACATAAAGCCGTATATCCAGAACTACGCAAGGGCCTCAGCCGCCTATATGGAGGCGGTTGCCAAGTGCCGGGTGGATTCTCCCAACGGCGACAAAGTTATGGAGACCTGTCCGCTTGAGGAGTTTAAGGCCTGCGGCAGAGCCATGAAAGAGCTGCTGCGTGCTGCACTTGACGCAGAGGGCTTTACTACCACTAAAATCATTCTATAAAGCAACCAAGATATGATCCTGAGAGGCGGGGCGCAGATTCTGTGCCCCGCCTCTTGATATATCATCTGTTATTGAAACTCGCCATTCCCCGCCTATCTTGTGATTACAATTCAAAAAAAGGAGCCTTACTATGGACATAAAAATCATATGCGATGAAATGAAGCGGCTGGATCAGATTTCTGGTTTGGACACGAGTGCTATCCCTGTACGCATATCTTCCAGAATGACCTGCGGCTGGGGTAAGTGCAGCTATATCTGCGAGAGAAAAAAATATAAGATTAAAGAATTGGTTTTTGCTGAGCGCCTGTTGAGGTATGGGACAATGGAGCATATCCTGAACGCGATCCGCCATGAATACGCCCACGCATATGTGATGCT